TAGGAGCACTACTTCCATCTATTGAAAGACTTGTTAAACCTTCTACCTGTGCTTCAAAAGTAGCCATTATGCGCTCGCTATAAAGACTTCAACGCTAACGGCATTAGAGCCTGGGTTTACTTGCAAACTTGATATGTCTGCCATAGTACCAAAACTTGGACTTGTATCAGCCTCGGCTAACATAAGCCCATCAGCGCTACCAAGAACATGGCTTTGCCCTGCTGCTAATGTTACTTGATATAAAGTAGCTGCCCCAACAACTGCTAATTCAACAGCATTTGAACTATCTAAATTAGTAACCCTAATATACTTCGAGTCTTCTATATCAACAGCGCCGGCTGCCCCATACGCATTAGAATTAAAAACAGCAACTGTAGTCGTCTCATTGGCAGCGCATGTAACTATTCTTTTAGATATTTCATCAATGCTAGATATTTCTAATGTTCTTTTAGAACCATAATCTTGATTGTCGAGTATAATATCTTCTTGTATTTTAACTTTTAATTTTCCAGCCATTATCTTTTCCTAGAATTTTTCTTTTTCTTAGCATAAGAGACTTTCTTACCTTTTTTCTTGGCATAAGCCTTGGCTTTCTTTTTACCAGCCTTGGTATATGCAAAATGTTTTTTACCAACTTTAGGCATGTCTATACTCCTTTAGTTTATCTTTCCAAAACTTTTGATTGCGTTCAGTTCTATCTTGTTTAATTTCTTTTATACTATCTTCCATACTAACATGAGAAAATTCTACGTCTGTTCTCTTACCTACTTCACTCATCATATATAGATTAGTAGTAAACTTAGACATTGATGATTTTTTACCACATGCTCTGCAATAAAACCAATGCTCAGGATTAGGACTCGAGCAATTAACGCAATTATTATCCATAATAAGCAATCACAGAACCACTATCCAACTCTATTGAAGTAAAGTCTCCATATATAGTTGCACCTGCCGGTATTTTAAAGGTTGCTGGTATTGTACCAGATAACCATGTAACATCACATTCTGACGTATCTACTACAGATGCTTCTAAGCCTGTTATTGCTACAAATGGTCCTGATACTGCATCAGTACCATCTATTATAACAGCACCAGCTTGCCCTAACTGAAGATTATTAGCTTCTGCTGCCGTATAATTATTTACAGACTTTATTCCACGTGCCATATTTACCTCCTACTATAAAAGCTTATCGCTCATAAGTAAACTTATTTATTGTTAAAAATCTTCTAGAGATTCGGGGTATATCCTTTATCGACATACCCCACAGTTCTCTAAAACTGTTAACCCTTATTTATTCAGATTATGAAGTGGTGACAGCATCATCAATTCCAGATAGACAGATTGCATTCCACTCACCGCTGTAATAAACCATCTTTATCCAATCTCCTTTTTGAGCACTTGTCCCAATAACGATATTAGATACTTGAGTTCCCACGGTTGAGTTAGAAGCATTTCCGCCAGCATCTTTCATGACAAGACTGATAATAGCACTACCTGCTGCGAGTGTAATCGCTGCAGTTGGAGTTTCTTCTTCTACACAAAACTCATATTCCATACCATCAATACCATTAGATGCTGTGGGTAATGTAATTGAAAAAGCTCCAGCGGCTGAGGAAAGCATAAAAACTTTGCCAGAATCAGCTTGAGCTAATGTTCTAGCAACTTTTATTTCTTCAACTTTTCTCAGAAATCCGTCAGTTTGTCCACTATTTTCTTCAAGATACGCACTTCTCATTTTCTACTCCAAGTTATACAGCATGTGTGTTTCTGGAAGCGTTACTTCAAGACCTGCTTCTGTAAGAATCATATCTTTCCGTAAATCCTCGTCACCATCCTGTACGTTGGTGATAACATGTGTATCACGATTAACGCCATTTCCTACTAATGGGCGATAAGCAACATGGTCTAAGTCGACCAAAGCTAAATACCCTTTAGAGAAACCTCGAAACATAGGTTCTTTAACCATAGACATACTTCCATTAACTGTATCCACTCTCATTAATGCATGTCCAAACGCTCCCTTGATATTTTGCATATCAATATAATAAGCATCTGTACCAGTGGCATTAAGACCAAGATTACCAGCATGAAAACCTGCCAATTTGTTAAAGAACGTAATTACGGACAGTCCTGCTAGTCCAAGCTTCGATTTTGCTCCGCCCCTTGCAGGGTCAAAAACAACTTCAAAGTCAGATAGTAAGCGGTCATACGTCATTTCTGATGTAGCTGCACTACGAAAATATGGTGCACCTGAGCTATATGATAGAGCACTATCATCAACAACAGCTGTTCCATTCTTTACTACGTGTCCAACTATACCTTCGGTATATAAAATACCGCTTTGACTTGCACGCTGTCCAAACAGCATTGCCCGTTCTATGTCAACCTTATGCTCTCTCAGCTTTAGATTCCAAATGCGCGCCCATTCATCAGCATAACCACGATAAACCGTAGCACGAGCTGTATTGCTCATTTCTGCCGCTGTTTTGAAGATTTGAGTATAACCGTAGTCATTATCAATTTCTTCTGACCAAACATCAGGTGAGCCAGTACCTTCAGCAAATGAAGTACCTACAACCTGACATATCGCATTATCAGCGCCAGTTTCAGCTCCATCAATAGCAGAAATAGTTCTACCAGTAAAAGAGGTATCACTTCCATTATCAACAGGACTGCTTTCAACGCGAACAATAATAGTCTCAGGTGCGTTTGATTCTTTATAATCAACAGCAAAAACCATACCCTTAACTAGCCAATCAACACTTGCACCGCCCGATGTATCAACCGTATATGTAAGCGTGCTACCAGCAGCAGGTATAGAATGACTTGCTTTCAATAAGAAACTTCTATCACTCCAAGATACCTTTGTTCTATCTTCTAGGAATCTAAATTGAGGGTCACTAGTCGGCACTTTTGCTACTTTTGACAAATATACAAAAAATGGTGACTCATCCGGAGCTAGGTCAGCGACTCTATCACTAAAGTCGTATAACCTACGTGTACTTAGACTCGCAGAGTCAACAGTAGCTGTTCCAGGGTCAGCATATTGCAATTGTCCTTGATTAATTGCCATAACTAATCTCCTTAGTTAGATTATTTTTACAAAGTTGTGCTTCTATCAGCTGATAAGATATTACCCCACATCTTATCTTTTTCTGACTTAGGAGCACTCTCCTTACCTCCTTGTAAAACACCTGCGGTACGTGGTTGTTCTTTAGCATTCTTTACTGCTCTAATAGAATCAGTGACTCGCGTACGCTTACCTGACTGTTCACGCCAAACATTAACAAGAGTATCTAATGAAAGACTCTCTGCCGGTTTAGTTGCGAACTGCATGAAATCGACTATCTCACCTTCAGGCATTCTGTACACATTTCTTAATTCATTAACAGTATTATTAACAAGCATCTGTTCATTAATACTATTCATTTGCTCACTAACAGCTTGTTGAACAACGCCACGCTCCTGATTCATACGATGTTTGTACGAAGGAGATTCTGGCTTGTAATAGGCATCCCAAGGATTAAACTCTTCCTCAGGAAGCGATGATTCGTTACTATTGCGTCCGACACTACTATTTTGGTTATTGTTTGAGAGACTTCGCTCCGCCATTTTTAGCATAGCTTCTTCCATCCTTTGCTTATCAGAAACAGTCTTATCATACATAGACTGAAACTTCTTAGCTTCACCTTCCCAATCTATATGAGAAGCGGTACTCTCAACATTACCCTGAGGCACATCTTCAAATCCTTGACTTTCATTTTGATATGCATCAGTTTCGTAGTTAGTTGTATCAGTTTCGGAATAGTCAACATCCACACCGCTACTATCAGAATAGTCTTCGACATATTCCATAGATTGTGCTTCAGCATTGTTATTGTCCATTTTACTTTCCTTCCGCGATGTCTAGCGTGCTATTCAGGAGAACCTGTTTCTTCTATGCTTTTGAATAATCCACGAGATTGCTCAGCAGCTAACTTCACCGCATTTTGAAGCCTTCCGGCTTCTACTTTACTATTTGCTTTAGCGTCCGACTCTACACCTGCAAGTTTAGATTTAAACTTTTCAACCTCAACTCGTTTTCTGTCAGATACGGACTCCCTTCTTGCCGTTTGCAGGTCACCCTGCAAGTCTTTTACTTGCCCATTTAATTGTTCTACCATACCTCTCAATTGAGATATTTCGCTCATACGTTTTATAACACCCTCCTTATCGAATATTTCAGGGTTTTTCTTTAAAACTTCAGTTTTATCTATAATACCTAACTGAAATGCTTCAAGATAAACGCCATATTCAGCCCACTTACTAGTAGGCAATGTAGAACCAGGCTGTATACTAATATCATGTTGTCCAATATTATACTTTTCTTTAGCTATATCTATAATAGCTCCTGTGATATCATCGTAAACATTTACCATAACCTCTGTCTGGTTATTATTGGCTCCCGCCAATCTAAAAATTTTATTATAACTATAATGGCTCTTTGAAAGCCCATACATTACTTTACCTAATCTAGTAATAGCAAATTCTATATCTCTTAACTTTGATTTAGGTCTTTCTTGACCTAAAGATACCATTTTTTCAGTTCCCCTAACTGTTTCAGGTGCTTTATCTGCAAATCCGTGCATTAACTCCGGTAATCCGAAAGTAAAATCTATATAAAACTCAGCACTTTGAATTAATCTATAAAACTCAGAAGCTAGTGGCGTAGGAGCAGGATAATGAGGCTCACCTTGAGAACTATCTACTTCTATTACAGCGTTAGGATTAGCCCAATCCATCTCTAACTGGCTTAAATCTTCAACACTGCCAAGCGGAACTAATAGTTTTAATCCTGCGGAAGCTTGAGCATGAGACAATGCTAAAGACCAAAGTTTATTTAAAAGCCTCTGCATTGGTCTAGCCCTAGCAACATCAGACCTTGGATATGGAGTACCTGTATAAATATTTGGGATAGGAATAATAGGATAGATATCTATATTCATAATAGATTCATACAAAACCACCTGCCCTATGCTAGCAATTACCCCAATACGATTTTGAAGCACCTCTTGATATTCAACTAATCCTCTCTCAAATACATCAGGGTTAGCAGATAAGAACTCTTGAAATTCTACATCGCTAAGAATCTGCTCTTCGCCGTTTCTACTATCAACTATTCTATAGAAAGGAACCTTAGTCTTAAAAAACCTTTCGAGTATCTGATACTTATCTACATCACCATAAGCTAAATCATTTGCATCTGCAGGTGTTGTATATTTTATACTTTGCTTATTATTTGCAGCAGGATAATCTTCCTCGTTATTCCAAACCTCAATAGATTTTAATATACCCTCTTCTAACTCCCCAGTTTCTGGATTCACTCTATCACCTAATTCAGGGTAGAGACGAGTAACTTGTTCTTTAGTGAGAATAGTAGAAAGTATAATGCTATCAGCATCATCAAAAAAGCGGTCCCGCGAAGTAGGCGGAACATAAACACGAAATGGATTCACACTAGTAAACTTAACATCGCCTCTACCAAAATCAGATTCGCCATCAACATATGCATAAAGATACCCAAGACCTGCCACGGAATAATCATGTATAGCTTGTTTAAGATGCATATCCCCATTAGATATTTCCCAACAATACCCAAGAACTGTACGCCATACGCTTGATAATTGAGTATCTGAGTCTTCTCTCGGTATTATTGTGAAAGCAGGAGGTCTAGCTGTAATAACGCTTTTTAGCTTTTCTACAGCAGGTCCAATCCTATCCATGGGGACGCCAGCTTGATTAACAGCAGCAAGGTCATCGCTTTCTTGAGCGCTAAAATGATTACCACCATAAAAGTCTAAATCTATCCTAGCTTCAGTATCCCACTCACTGCGCGCATCGCGCCAGCGGCGGTATAATTCAAGATTTTCGTTAGCTCTAGTATCTCTTTCCAAATCCGGCATGGGTCTAATTTATCCTAATTAAATTTACTTTTCAATAGTTAATACTCATTTTTTAAAAAAAGTTCCGCTAAATCCTCATTCCGGTTATCCAATTATACACTCTACCACGGTTTTCTCTACTTTTTGAGCGTTTTTCAAAGGTTTCAGCGTCCATTCTACCACTAGAAGGTGGCTTAGAGTAGTAATCAGCATAGTACAAAGCATCCATTATATCATCATTTTTTTGGAATGGGTGCTCAAAAAACTCATCAACCAACTCAGTCATATCTTTTCGTAGATGAAGTCTCTTTGAATTAACTATAGTCCCTAAAGATGTCTCAAGTCTATCTTGTTTTCTTATACCTGCAGGTGGTTTTACTCCCTTGAAAATACCAGGCATAAGCCTTCTATCCTTAGCTGCTAATCTTGATGTCATATCCCTAGCCATCTCCTGAGAAGCTACTGTTTCTATCGTTACACGCCTTACCGGACTATATTTATTGGCAATCTCAAGAATCTTTTTCGGAACGTCAAACGTGGGAATACGTTCACGGAAATATTCCAAAACATACCTGTTTTTTTCCTTATCAACTGCCAAAACCAAGATAGCTTGATAGTCAGACGTTGAAGTTGCTGTTGCTGCCAAGTCGACTCCAAGATAAATGTTAACCGGAACCAAATCATCTCCAATGTGAAGATACGGAAACTTGTCGATTGTTTCGAACCTTGCAGTATGGTATTGTATGCGGTCAATTTTAAACGCCGCTTCACTTGTATCCCTTGCATCATTCATATACTCCTGTGCATACTTATTAACCAATCCAGCTTCTATGAACTCTTGCTTCTTGGTCTTTAACTTATCTATCGAAAACTGTTCTTCCCATATTGCCTTACCGTCTTCTATGGCTCTATAAAAATGCAAAGCCCACGGATATTCTCTATTATCCCTATCTGCTTCTTTACTACCATCCACAACAGTCTGAAGAAAACTATCATAGTGAACAATAGTGCCACTCAACCAAATCCACCCCTCATTGCCAGGAGATTCTTCCAACGAAGGATAAACCGTAGATACTACCCATTTTTTAATTTCTTGTCTACGTTCAGGTGTTTTGGTATTTAATTCGGACTCAAAATCATCTAAAATGATTCCGGTATAACGAACATCTATTTCAGTACGACCACGCAGCCTTTGCGTTGTACCTTTAGCTATAATTCTATCGCCCTTAGCAGTTACAATATCTTTCTCAGTCCATCTATTCCCAACCGTATCACCGGCTAATTCACCAAAATAATACTTAATATTTTGATTCATTTCAAAATGACTCTTAATATATTTCAAATGGTCAATAGCCTGACCCTGCTCTTCAGCTACCCAACCTATAAATTGTTTAGAATCTTTTGGATTAAATAGCATTTTATGCATTATAGCAGCTTTTGCTAAAATAGACTTACCAAACCCCCTTGGCAATATATTACATATCCTACTACCAGGTTTTGATGAAATAAGTTTTTTAGCTATTTCTTCGTGAAATGGCGGGGAAGAGCTCTTATTTAAAAAATCCTTAGGTAAGAAAGCCCTACCAAAATACAACAAATCACCATATGACTTATAAAGAACTTCGTCGTCAATCTTTAACTGAGATGGAGACTTGCCAATATTAAATTCTTTGGTTAGTTCTTTTTCCATTTACCAACTATTTTGAGCTTCTTCTTTCTTCCTACGCTTCATCACCTGATTTCTTGTACGTCCATGAGTCTTTAAATACTCATTTAGTTTTCTACGTTTTCTTTTTCTCTCTTTTGCTTTTTTGTTCGGCATTTTTAAATATATAGTTTACAATGTGTTTTTTACAACTAGTAGTAGTAACCCAATCTGATTTTCGATAATAAACTTTAAGATTCACCAGCCATATCTCCACTACCAACATTAACAATTACCAAAGTATCGCTATCGCTATAAACAGAACTACAAAACCTACAAGAAAATAACGTAGCTGTACCGCTATCATCAAATATTACCATTTTATCTCTATCGGTAAGATATTCATCGCAAACCTCACAACTGCGAAGTTTTGTCTCGAAAAACGGCAACATCTCCATATCTATGTCGCTAAACTGTTTCTTTTTCACCATGAGCAATCATCTTTACTTCAGCATCACGCAATTGCTCCAATTGCTCATTACTGAAACCTTGAAATACAGTAAGAGACTCTTTTTGTGTATCTTTCGGAAACATACCTGCAATACGCATTAACATATCTAAAGCTCGCAATTTATCAGAATCCTTAGATTCTAAGTTATCTACTATTGTTTTAGCATTATTAAGCAGGTATTCCTCATCTATACCAACTTTACTTAGAGACTTCTTTATTTCTTCACTAACCAATTTACTAACTCTCTCCGATTTTAACAGAGAAGTAGCCTGAGTTTGTGCATACTTCTCATTTTTAGTTTTAAAGACTTTTAGGTAGGCTTCTACAGGTTTAACACCTTGAGCTACATATTTAGCAAACATTATCTCATTTTGAGATATATTCTTCTTTTCGCGCCTATGTACGGTTCTACTCATGTCTCTACTGAAACTGTAGATGTTTTTAGGCATATCCCCTGCAAGCAACTCTTTTGTTGCTACAGAATACGAACCAAGCACAGTGACAATGTAATCAGCCCTACCTTCGCACTTTCCGCGCTTTATGACCCTACATACCTGTTTATCGTCAGTAAGTATCCAATCATTGAGCTCTCCATCCCTCCAGTCACCAACAAGACTGTCTTTAGGATAAACCTTCCTAAACTCGTCCTCATTTTCAAATAACGGCTGCATGATGTTCTTAACTTTGCGATACCGCGTCATTACCCTTCCCGTTCTTACTTGATAGTCTTATTTTGACTAATACCCCCCTGACGCGGGTTCTTGTTTCCATCTATCATATTCCCCCATAGAAACGTTTTTCCATTTTGGATATCAACAACATCCAGCCTGAAATCTCCATTATCAAACCAATCAACCACAGCAAAGGCATGTGACCAGTTTATTTGCCTATTTCTTAACCACCGGTTCTTTTCGGCGGACATATCCTTTAAACAACCTAGACTAAACGCGTGATGAGCTCCATCAACGTGCGTTACTCCAATTCTTTGTACATCATGCATATGCCCATATAGGACATTTTTCCCTAAATTCATAGCATGTTGCCTTGTATGGTACACCGTAGAGTAGTGTCCACCATGATAAAAGAACAATTTACCTATCTGTAACAATTTACCATAAGGGTAGTAAATGTACCCTCTATCCTCCAAATTCATGATATTTTTAAATTTATACTGTGGTAAGTACGGATATTCCTCAACAAACGAATTTAGCCAATCATCATGGTTTCCTTCAATCATGTACTTTTTATCACATTTTACTGATTTCAATACTTTATCAAATAAATCAAGTCCTTCGTTTACAGCTTTAGCATCCTTATCCACATCTTTAAGCACTATTTCTAGAGGTGGACGCTTTCTGCGCTTATATTTGAAAGGTGAAACGCTCTTCCACTCTCCTAAATCGCCCAAACATACGAAAATATTAGGTTTTACTAGTTTTATAGCTTCTAGGACTACATTTATAGCATCATCACACTGCAACGGAAAATGAACATCAGGTATGATTATTGCTCTACGTCTACTTTTTTTGCTTTTTGCCATTCTTTTCCTTATGTTTACGCTTATATACTACAATACTATCCTTTTTACGAGAAAGTTTCGTAGCCTCATCATCACGAGACATTGCTATAGCAACCATTCCACCATTATCCTTAAAGTCACGAGAACCATTTCCAACAGTTTCTAACACCACTAAGTGGCGTAAGTTACAATCGCAGCAATGTAAGTAGAAAAACGACTCCGCATCCACTAAAAACGCCTCGGCATCAAATGTTGTAATATTCATCCTTTATCCCAGGTATCACTACTTCTTGAAAAAATCTACATTTTTTGTGCGCAACACAACTTTTGCCAGCCAACTTCTCATCCATAAGCATATGGAGAGAATTATCCCGAATATAGAATACGCCACCAATGCAATTACCGTGAAACCAGTTACAGCAATGTTTTTTAGCAGTGTATAATATTCTTCTTTTATCACTTTTTTGCACAAAGGTAAGTTACACCCTAAAAATAATGTAAATCAAGCAGAAAAAAATCGCTGATTTCTTGTATATTATATATATATATATATATTATATATCTATACGCTATATTACTATACGCTATA